GAGGACCAAGACTGCACGCAAGACTAAGAGATAAGTTCTGCTGGCCTAGCCTTCCCTTCTAGGCTTTCCCCCGCCTTCCTCTGGCGGGGGTTTTTTCACTCACTAGGCAGCAAGCCACCTTCAAACAGATACGTTCCCATGTGACCTAAACGGCACCAAGGGGCAGCGTAAATCTTGCCGCCAATCTTGCGCCACTGGTGACAGAAGAAATAATCCTCTGACAACAATCGCTTGCTCTCAGGATCAATCGGATCAAGGTAGAAGCCGTAGATCTCCTTGCCAGCCATGTAGTTCATGTCGCTCACAAAGGTCTGCGTGTGCGGCTTGAGCTTCTCAAATACCTCACGCTTGATCAGCATGAAGCCCGTGCCAATGGCTGACACTTCACAGGGTTCATCTACTGGCACCGTCACAGATGGTTCGGCATCCAGCAGGTTGACCACAAAGCTGCCGGTAAAGTTTTGCAGGTTCTCTTCACCTTCCAGCGCTGCTTGTCTTACGGTATTCCAATTGATTTCCTTCTTTGGATAGATTCCACCTATTACGTCCTTGTCCGCTTCGAGCATACGGATGGCGTCTTCTGCCTTAAACGCAATATCTGCATCAATCCAGAATAGGTAGTCTGCGTCACTTTCTAAGAACTGATAGGCCATGTTGCAACGTGCGCGGGTAACAAGTGATTCATTGAACATCAGGGATACTGATGTCTTGTAACCATGCTGGCCTAGCGTACCAATCAAGTTGATCAATGACTGAGCATAGACCCCAGTGCATTGGCCTCCATACATCGGTGTACAAATAAAAATATGCTTTTGGTTTTCCATGTGATCTCCGTAAAGGTGGGGCGTGCCACAGTGACGCTGCGCCCCGCAACGCTCCTAATTACCTTCAGGCGAAGGTTCATCCTGTGGCTGATGGGGGGTAAATTCGTTACCTAACAGAGTCAGTAAGTCGGAAAGTCGGAGCATGGCTAAAGACTTATTGCCATCCTCGCGCATGATCACAAGGGGTATTTGACCTATCTCGCAAGCCTTCTCTGCTTGCTCCATAAAATCATACACTGCAATCTTGCGTCTGCGTTTGCATTCAATGAGATATTTACCAAGGATCAAGTCACCTTCATCCGACACCTGATACTGCTTCAGGTTGCGGCGAATGCGTATGCCTAGCTGATCAAATATCGCATTGGCGACTTCACGTTCATAGCTTGCGCCACGCTGCCTGTTAAGTTTGCTCATGGTGGGGGTGGGGTACTCGCTGCCTCTGGCTCTACCCTTGACGATTTGTTAATCATCAAACCAGCATCCGCTTTCCCCCAAAAAAGTTAATAGCAATTTGTGTTGCAGCTATTGCCGTAGCAGCAGGTTGTACAAGTAACACACCTACCTTGATCGCAGTAGGTATTGTAAGTGCAGCTTGCCCAAACGAGTGGTGCTGTAACGGCTAACCAGAGTGCTATCAAATATTTCATGTGATCTCCATTAGAAAGGAATATCGCCATCATCTTTCCGCTTGCTAGGGAAAGGGTTTACATTGCCGGGGCCGGTACTCTCAGGCGGCACCCAAGTATCTTCTTTGATCGAGATTAGCGCACCTCCTTTCGTGTCCTTTGTCCATGCTGCCAGCTTGATTGTGTCGCCCGGAGCGTAGTGTTCAGATACCTTCAGTTCACCACGCCAGTCAGGACTACTAGGCGACTTCTTATTGCGGTTGCTCAGTAGTACGCCTGTACCCATCTTGCGTTCAATGTCTTGCCGATCCATGTTGCTTCTCCTTAACTAATGAATAACGTGCTATCTCTTTCTTCCCGACACGCACCGTTTGCGTTACGATAGTGTGTCCGTCTTTCCTAAGTTCCTCAATGCGTGCCGCCAGCCGTAGCACGCCATACAGTCTCAGGCTATCAAGGGCTGTAATGCCATCACCTTGCTGCAAATGATTTAGGATCATGGCTGATTGCCCCTTGCCGCTGGCTGGCTTCAACCCTTTTTTATCTGCTGATCGCAATCCTCCTTCGCCCTTTTCACGCCCTTAGTCCATACCTCGAATAGCACTGGCTTCTCAGCTTCAATCATGCCAAGCACAAAGTCATTAGCGCCTTCTAGTGCTGTGATCTTTGCCAGCTTCTCGGCAGCGTTTAGCTTCCCGCTTGCCATGATGCTTGTGACCATATCCAAGTAGCCGTTGACAAACTCATCGTCATTGGCATGGTAGGCATAGGCTTCGCTCTTCCCCGGCACCATGAAAGCCACGCCTGTGGTGGGCTTTGGTGGTGGTGCAGGTACTTCGATGGGTGCGACTGCTTGCGGAACAATCAGAGGCTCTTTACGCGCTTCCGGGATGGTTTCAACTTCAAGTTCATCAAGCATTCCGAGTCCACAATGTGCAAGAACCGACCTGCGTATTGCTTTCGTAGTCGCTTTAAGGATGGCATTAGCCAATCTCTCGCCGACAAGGGTTGAGACATCCACTGCGCCTTGATTTTCTGAAACTCTACCGTCAGCGCCCGTGCATCGGACGGAGACAATGTAAATTCCATCCACACGTTCCCGATGCGTAATCTGAGTGGAAAGTTTGTGAAGCGCACAAAGCTGTTGAGTAGCTCCTGCGTTCGCGTAAAGGATTTGTTTACCATTGAGTGTTAGCAAGTCAAAGGGTTTAGCGGCAGGATCAAGACCGACTTGGCGGCAGCGATACAAGTAATACTCTTTCTTCTGATCCTCGTTCAGTCCAGACAAGTCACCACGCAACACAATGGATGATTGGATAGCAGGATCAAGTACGGCAATTGCCGACTCCCCTGCCATGTTGACTACGTTACTCATGATGACCTCACTTCAAAAGGAATCGGCGTGAACCGGGTTGTTCGACCACAAACTTGTCATACATCTCTGGCATAGCGTTACGGAACAAGTCTTTGGAAAAGGATTTAGTCGATTTGCTGGCCTTCCAAGTAGCTAGGATTCGACCGTCATAGGTAGCTAGTTGGCTGGCTTCCATCATGTAGCCTTGCACTTTGGCAGCTAAGGCATCTTCCTGCGCTTCTAATACTTTGCGCTGTTCTTTGACGATCTTTAGCATCTCGCATACGTTTTCCAATTCCTGATTGGCTAACAGGCTGTTGCCATTGTCTTCTTTGTACACAATCTTGGCAGCATCACCCATCGTTTCAGGGTCAAAGTTTCTAGCCTTGATACGCCCCCAAAACTGTGCCATCTCTCTAGCGTGTAAATCCCATTGCTCTTCTGAGAAATGCTGCGGATAGTGGCAGATTTCCTGACCGCCAAAGCAGACCACCAGCACCACGTTAGGGATACGGTGGACTAGGGATTCGTGCAGGCATTGAACACGGTAGCCTGTATCAATGTCAGTGGTACCATCGTCGCCATACTTCTTACGCTGGTGGATACCTAGATTCTTAACCTCGTAGAGTGTCTGCCCATCCTCTGAAATGTAATCAAAGTGTGAGGCAAGAAAGGTATGTTGCGGGTGATACAGAGAGTAGTCAGCATCTTTGAAATTGATGCGTTGTCTGCGTGCAAACTCGCGCATGATAGGTTCCTGCATTACTAAACCCATTTGCACAGCTTCTACGTTGGATAGGTCATCTAACGGTTTAACGCCGATCTTCTCTGCGTAAACCTCACCGCTTCTACCTTCAACGAAACGGCGTGCATCGTTAGACCACAATGCGTTATTACGCACTTCGGGTGAAAAGTCACTCATGTTTAGCCCCAATTAGTTATCGTCCTGATCCCACAATAAGACTGATAGCATCAGGACAACAATTGCTATCAGACCACCGGCACCCACTAATGCAGCGCCGATAAAAGTTATGATTTGAAAGGTATTCATGGCGCACCCCTTTCGCGGATAGAAAAGGCAGAGTAAGCAGCATCACGCGCATCACACACTTTCGCGCATTCCTCTCGCTCTAAGGCTGCAATTAGGTTGGCAAAGCGTTCAAGCCCGTCATCACTGGCTGACCATAGTTTGTATGGGTGTGTATGCTCGGCGAGTCTTGCCTCCCGCGCCATGCGGATAATGTCATCTGTGGTCATAGTTTCCTCTGGCAAGTAAACGCCTGAATATCCACCCTGAAAGCCGCAGCAAAGCGGCAATCAGCGGCTATGCGGCTCTCAGTTTGGGTGATGCCTGCGTAGTAGGCAAAGGCTGCAATGGCGAAGGTAACGGCAGATTTAGCCCACCAGTCATTGATTACCTGCATCGCCTTCTTAGCCATGTCAGCCATCAAAGCACGCTCAGAAGGGGCTATCACGCATGGCCTCTTCAAACTCTTGCCTAGCCTTCTCTCTGCTGATCTGGTTCTCAGTGTGCAGGACAAAGTAAATAGCTTTAGGCCCACAGTCACCATCCCTATAGGACTGCCGTTGAGCAAAGCAATAGTCAAATTCCTCTTTGCCAGTGACTAGGCTAACTTGCGTGGTAACAGGATTGATGCAACGGTCTTTCTGACCGTGTTCATTGCCATAGAAGTAGCAATCAACACACAGTTTGATGTCTTTAATGTAAGTCATGGATAAGCCCCTAGATGGATGAGATAACGGATTAGGCGTCGAGTTCTACCAATTGGAAACGGCGTTCACGAAGACGTAGGACAGAAGCGGACAGGTGATGAACAGACGCTTTAGCACGGTCTAAAGCAGCTTGAGCAGCAGCTTCCTGCAAGCGAATACGGTCTATAAGGTCTGTGTCTTGACGAGGATCGAATTGATCCTGATAGGTGTAAATCATTGGAACCTCCCTGATTAGGAAACGGATAATGTGCATCAGCACACGCACACAATAGTTCACAGAATACACAAAGTCAACAACTATTTTGAGAGATAGATTCTGTTGTCAAATTGGCCTGTGGATAAGTCTGTGGATAACCTGTGGATAACTTCTGTGTTTCTTTTTGGCAAGTAGAACACCTATATAAATATATCTATAC